TGAATGCTGAAAACTTGATCGTATCCAATGCGTGTATTCAAATGGCTGATGGATACCCCGGGGGTGCGTATGATAATGCTCTGCTTATGACAGATCATCCCGGCGTCGAAGCGAATTTGGTGTTTGGATATAGTACGTCAAACAATGAATTCATGTTTTCAAAAACAATGGATAGTGCTTATACATTCGGTGGTCCCGGAGAACAACTAATCAATCTAGATTCGAACACAGTGAATGTTCATGTATATGGTAAATTTTACACTGAAAGTAATGTGGGTGTCGCAAATATTGCACCCACACACACACTTTGTGTGGGATCCAATGTATTTGTAGATGATACGGGTTCTAATGTACTACATGCAACCGGTAACGTTTTCATAGAACAGTTAAGTTTAGGTGATGGTGGTATTAGTAGTACGAATGAACTTTTACAAATTAATCCCTCTGCAGAGCCACCAATTGTTATGAATGCCAACGTTCAGATGGATTCATTTCGCACAACAGGAACTTCTGCCTCTGGTGTATCAAATGGCTCACCTACAGATACATTGTCTATAGGCACAAAAGTCTTTGTAAATTTGACAGCTGCCAATACCCTAACAATTTCCGGTAACACCGTCACTACAAACCTTGAGACACGGGTGGTAGCATCGAGTTCAAATATTCTCGTGCATGCAGATCGAACTGGTCCCGATAGCACTTCAAATGCACTCGTCCTCAGATCCGGTCCAACCACCTCTAATGTGAGCAGTATCGAAGTTTATGGTGCCAGTACGTCAAATTCACACCAAAATATCAGATTCAAAACAAAAAATACAGAGAGAATGCGTATAACCTCTAACGGGTACATTGGTATCGCAAATACAAGTCCCACCGAGGCTCTCACAGTGAGTGGAAACGTCCAAGTCACCGGGAGTAACGCCGTGGTCTATGGTAACACGTGGGGCTCTAAGGGGATGCGAATGTACGCATTACCAAATACAGGTGAAAACAAAATTGAAAATATTGTGAATACTGGGAAGGGTCTCAACTTCTTTGCGAGTACCACATCCACTATGGGTGCGGCGAAGATGACCATACTGGAATCCAGTAATGTGGGTATTGGGACAACACAACCCCAAAGCCTTTTCCAGACCTCTGGGGGATCTGCTTTCATTAATCAACAAGTTACACGTCGTAACAGCTACAATCATCTCAGCACACCCCTCGTTGTGAATAACACTTCGGAAATAACTGTAGTTAATACTACTTCAAATGTATTCCAACTCACTAGAGAAGGGACGGGTTCTAAATATGGCGCCAGAGCTTCTTTCAAGTTGGGTAAGTGGGACATGACGGATAACCAATCCAAAACACGCCTTGACATAAACCTGGCTGACGACGATTATGCAGTGGATACCAATATTATGACCATACGCAGTGATGGAAAGATTGGAATCGGTCATACAGTGCCAGAAGCCTTCTTAGAAGTCAAGTGTTCGGGTGTGGGTGACGTGGGTCTATTAGTGCATAACCATGATAATGGTGACGCCATAATTTCCGCAAAGACTGATTTAGCCGAAGGAAATGCCTTTAGCAGTTATGTAAATGGAAATGCGGGCTGGTCCGTTGGTATCACGGGGGTACAGGGTGATTTTAGGATTACTGAAAATGCGACAAAAGTTTCCGATGTTAATACGACAGCTATATACATCAACGGAGCAAATAGCAATGTCGGTATCGGTACAGATGCCACGAGGGGTGAGTTGGAAGTCAATGGTAACGTCGTCATTGGAAATATGCTGACATTTGGTGGTCTGGAAGCAAGTGAATTTGGGAACACCGCCTTCATAGAGAGGAGGTATGGTGAAGATCAAGCTAAGAATGAGCTTGTCATTTACAAGGGTAACAAGGGTTCTGGTTTAGAAGGTACCACGAGGATACGTCACATCGCCGCAGAACATCTATTTCAAACATACAATGATACTGTATTTGATTTAGCTACTAATTTGCCATTGACCGAACTTAATACAGCTGTCGATATCCCTTTGCGTATCACACCTGATGGTGCTGTTATCATTAATGGTAAAGTGAATTCAGTGCCCAGTGAATCTGCGAACAAACTCGTCGTCAATGGTAATATTGAATTTACTGCAGGTGGTCAGTTTAAATTCGCGGGTATCGAGTTTGAAACGTCAAATCCTATATCCGGTGATTCGGTGAATATTTACAGAAATGTTGCGGATTCGGGTACTGCGCGTGCAATGACTTTTGTTCATGAAATTTCAGATGGAGATGAATTCGAGTTTGCTCGTTTTAACCAACAGGGTCATTTGGGTATCGGTACAGACACGATTACCGGGTCGAATGTTCAGATTCATAACTCAAGTACTTCTGATTCAGATGTTTTGAAACTGACGAGTAACGCCGCTGTTAGTGGCACGACAAAGACTGGGGTACTTCTGTACCTCGACGATGAAGATGGTGGTTACATGAGGGGATATCACGATACAACCAATGACATTACGGGTCTAATTTTGGGTGGAGTACGCGACGGTACAGATGCCGATGCAATTCGTATTACACATACAAGCAACGTAGGTATAGGTACGACAAACCCACTTCAGAAGGCTCACCTTTATGATGGAACCTTTCTCATCGAACACGCGTCAAGCAACGCAGTGATAGAATTTAAGACAACTGGTGGTACATCAAACATTATCTCTGACACTACAGGGAATGTGTATATAAATCCAACATCTACAGAAACATTTATCAACAGCAACCTCACCATAGAAAATGATATTACAGTCGGTGGAAACATCGACCTTGGTAACGCAGTCGCTATCGATTTGGGTGGTGATACTGCCAATACAGCACTCCAAGTTGGTGGTGGTTTAATAACAAATTCCAACCAGGTTGCATGTAAGAGGTATGCACAAGCATTTACAAGAAGTTCAGCTCAAAGTCAAGATGTCCAGTTATACTTTAGCGAAGGATCATTCTATGCGAAAATTGTAGCTGTTCTGCGAGAAACTGGTGATGTGTCGCGAATGAGTACTTTGGTGCTCGAAATACAGGGTGGAACACATGATCAATCCGTTTCCACTGTAGATATAGCAGTTGGTACTAACAATCTGTTTGGTGGTACCAACGATTACCCTTGGAGTTCAACTGTTTCAACTGCTAAACAGGGTATCATAATCAAACCAAATACAGGTAATACTTCAGCCCAAAATTACGACTATGATCTCTTTATAGAACTCGTATCTTCCCGAAATGGTAAGTTAGAATCTATGCGAACAAATACAGGTGGTCACGGTAATGATCCGGATGCTTTGACTACAGATGAAATCACTTCATTCACATATTAAATGTACTATGAGGGGGAGAGACCCCACGGTAGATTCAATTCATACACCTACGCCCTGATGGTATCAGAGACGGCGAGTAAAACAACGCCGGCAATGAACCCCATGATGACGTAATTTAATTCAGTTTCTTCGCGACCAATTGGGGGCTTCACCTCCTCGGTCTTGGGTTTCACGACAGGCTTCGGCTGTCGGATAGGAGGCTCTAGTTCCTCCAGCGGACAATACGCTATCATTTATATACTATTAGAGATTAATTTCAGTCTTCTTCTTTCTCCTGGTTCGCTTGGGTTTGGAAGCACCGACATTGACCTCCTTGACTTCACCACCGGTGGAGTCACCCGAGATGGAGACGATGTCAGACATGTCATCGTCATCACTCTCCCTGGTACCCACACCCGTCGCCATGTTGGTGTTCATCGGTGGGGGTGGGGGCATCATGATCCCACCCATGAGGCTTGAGATATCTACACCGGGACCTTGCATCTCGTAGTTCCCACTGGTACCACCCACTGGGGCATCTGTGGCTGGACCGTCGGGGCTTCGTGTAGTGTTTTGAACAGCCGCCATCATATTCTTCACGAGGTCGGGGTTCTGCTTCATCACATCGTTCATGTTGGGCATGACTGACTTGAACATACTGTTCGTCAGGTGGAACATCATCGCCGAACCACCCAACATCATGATCAACTTGACCTCTGGGGCGACATTGACCTTAGAACGATACTTTACATAAAGCTCCTCGAAGACACCATCGTAGTCGTCTGCACTCTCCATAACGGATTCAGACCAACCATCGAGTTGTATTTCAAACGGGTTGTACCTCTTATTCAGGAACTCCAAACCGGTCACACATGCGATGAGCATGCGTCGTGAAAAGCGGATCGACTGTTCAACATCAATACTGTAGGTAATTCTCTTAACCTCAGACCTCAACTCCTCCACGTTCGAATATGCGTTCAGTCTCTTATTTACGCTGAAGCCCTTCTTTTCCAGACGAGTCAATTTATTCAGGAGATCGGATTTCTCTTCATCTATCGAGGAGTACCCCTTCGAAGGTTGCTCCTCCTGATAAGTATCACCGGGATCCATGGGACCGTCGTCATCGTAAAAATTCTCTCCATAATCAACCTCCTCCTCCTGTTGGATTGGCTGCTGGGGAGCAGACTGCTTGTTGGGATTCACGAAAGCATCCATAGCTTCTTGGTGTTGCTGGGGCTGGGGACGATGCATCTGGGGGGTGGGTCGTGGGACGGGTTTGGGGCGAGGAACTGAAATCTGAATCTCATCCATTAGAGCCTGTTCATCCGCGTCTAATTTCATCACAGTGGTGTTTCCACGATCGAGTACGATTTCTTCGTCCATCTACTCTCTATGCAGAAACTAAAAAAAATATCTTTAACGCAGTTTAAAAAAATATATGTACACAGTAAATGTTGAACCTTAACAAAACTGATCGTAACGCCCTCATGTCCATCGCCGTGTTGATGATCGTCATCATCGCTCTCGTGATGTTCCGCGAAACCAGTATGTACCAACCCAGGCCAATCAAGATTACCCCCATCAGTGAGAAATCCATCTTCGACCTGGAGAACAAGGTTGAGTGCACACCCGGTCGCGAGGAAGGCAGCGCCTACACCAAGTCCCTGACCCCAGGTGGTCTCTGTGGTGCCCAAGAGCTCGTGTCGGATCTCGCGAGCTACGAGATTTCGGATGGAATTGGTGGATCTTTAATCTAAGCTAAATATAAATGGCTCTCATCACGTCCCCAACTGAGACTATTCCAGATCTCAACTATGAGTATCACACCGTGACTATTGATTCCATTGGTCAAGATAGTGCTAATACTTTTACTTGCTTTCTTCAGCAGCCCCTGAAAAATGTTGTCCAGGCTCGCCTTCTCGCCGCCCGGATTAGTACAACCACAGATACAGAACATTGCTATGTATCCATAGAGGAACTGGATAGTATTTTTAATGATAGGGCTTCCAATGTGTACGAAGGTCAAGCCTCCATGAGTATGCTTCGCAATTCCTTTGCGAGTATAGTGACTGATGGCGTAGCCGACATTGTTTTTAAAGATAATTATACAATCGCCACACAGTATATTGATCCCATTCGTCGCATTGATCGATTCACCGTTACAATTAGAGATCAAGACGCTGTGACAGTTCCAAATGGAAGTGGTGGTACATTTTTAGTTCTTCGTTTCGTGTGTAGAAAACCCAACCTGTAATTTTCTTCCGTTAAAGTAGTATACCATGTCCGCTGGTATTGTTCAATTGATTGCTATCGGAGCCCAGGATGAATATATCATGGGGAACCCCGAAATATCTTTCTTTAGTTCAACATTCAAAAGGCATGCTAATTTTTCACAGTCCATCGAAAAACAAACCATCCATGGACCTGTGAAAAACAATTCAATGTCCAGTGTTCAATTCGAACGAACTGGTGATCTCCTCGGCTATGTTTATTTTACCCTAGATGACACCACCCAAGCCCTGGATGTGCAGAGGTGGGACACCATTATCGACAAGGTAGAACTTCTCATCGGTGGTTCCGTCATCGACACCCAAGATGCAATCTTCACGGAAAAGATTGCCATCGATACGTTTGCACAAAATGTATCCAAAAGTTCAAACGGCACACACCCAGGTGTGAGTGCCCGCTCCTACTTTTACCCCCTCCGCTTCTTTTTCTGTGAGGGACCCCAGTGCGCACTACCCCTGGTCGCTCTCAACTATCACAACGTAGAGATTCGAATTTATTGGGCAGATCAAGCCGCCAACTATAATGTGGAATGCTACACCAACTACTACTACCTCGATAACGAGGAGCGTGGGAACATCGCTTCCCGGAGACATGATCTTCTCATCACCCAAGTTCAAAAGAATATCCCATCGGGTGAAGTTGTCCAAGACCTCACGTTTAATCACCCCATAAAATACCTGGCCTCGTCGGACACATCCACGGATGGTGCCCTAACATCACCAACAAATAAAGTTAAATTGAATATTAATGGTCTCGATGTGAGCAATTATAGATGGGGGAAGCCACACTTTATCGATGTCATGAACTACTATCATACAAACTTTGTAACCTCCCCAGATTTCTTTTTGTATTGTTTCTGTCTCTCAACAAGTTCTCTCCAACCGACGGGTACTCTCAACTTTAGTAGGTTGGATTCGGCGAAGATTATGAGTGAGAGTATGCCTATCAACGATTCAATTTACGCGGTCAATTACAACATCCTTCGTATCGAGAATGGTATGGCTGGTCTTCTTTACGCAAATTAAAATACATTGTTATATTAAATGGTCAAGAACATCCCTACCATTGAGAGATCCACTAAGATCCGCTTTGGTAAAAACACAACAGACGACCAGGGGGAAAATACTATCGTTTTGAACGCGAGTAATACCGCCATCAATGCGTCGAGTGGGGGCTCTCTTTATATTTCACCAGTACGCCTCGATACCGAATACGCATCTAAACCAACGGTTGTACTCATGATGTATAACACAGAAACCAAGGAAATTGTGGAATCTGGTGTAAGAGCTTCAGATATCATCGGTGATCAGGGTTTAGCGGCGGTAACAAGCCAAGGTAATGTAACAGCCGATGTTGTACGTTTTGTCAATAACACAACAGCTTTTGTAACTGAATCAAATGTGGGTATTGCAAACTCCACACCCGGATACACTTTAAGTGTTGGGTCAAATCTATACGTAGATGATGCAGGTTCTAATGTTCTTGTTGTTACTGGTGGTGTATCAATTGATGGAAATCTTGTTGTCAATGGAGGTGTCACAACAATTACTAATGAAAATCTTAAAATTGGGGATGGTATAATTGAACTTGGTGCAAATAACACATCCAGTGATACAACCACGGATTTGGGTCTCATCATGACCCGCCCAGAATCAAATGTAACTGTGGGTTTTATCGAGGAAACAGATGAAATTGTATTAGCTTACACAACAAGTAGTGCGGAAGATAAAACAATAGTACCCCTGACATCGGAAGATGTCAATGTTCATGTCTATGGTCGTCTTTACACGGAGGCTAATGTCGGTGTTTTAAATACAAATCCCATCCACACCCTAGATGTTGGTTCCAATCTCTATGTCGACGACGTGGGTTCAAATATTTTGGTCGTCACGGGAAATACAAACATCACCGGTGATTTAACGGTCGATACAGACACTTTATTTGTCGATTCATCAGCAAATAAAATTGGTGTGAAGACAACGAATCCAGATGCGGAGCTACACGTCGTTGGAAATGTCTATGTGTCCTCAAACTTGACTGTAGATGAGGGTACTCTACACGTGGATGTCGAGAACGACTCGATCGGTGTTG